ATATTGATTCGATGTAGAAACATTAAATTCTGCAGAATCACTTAACGACTCGCTAGGTTCTGCAGTGAATGATATCACCACCCCGGCAGCAACTTCCACAGTAACCGTGACCACAACCTGAACCGCGATATTACCTGCAACATCGGTGTGATCATAGGTGAAAGTGTAATCACCTAGAGTATTTACATCAATGGTTCCAACTGGTGATATTGTTACGTCTGCATCAACGTTATCAGTAGCGGTTCCATCTGGCGCTGTGAATGCGTCACCTTGAGTGACTGTGTATGTTAGTTGTGGGACAGTGATTACAGGTATAGTGGTGTCGACAGCAACATCAGTAGTATAAGCCCACCCAGCAATATCCGTCCCATCCAAGCCTTGACCAACAAGATTAATGTCGGCCCATGCTTGGTTAATCCGATAATCACCACCACCTAAATAGTCAGGTGTAAGGTTAATCTGGTCACCTACGCCAACTGCACTGGCATCACCTGAAACACTATAACTGGTATCTGAGGTAACAAACGTAGGGCTGATGCTGTTGACAGCTTCACAATTGGTTACAGATGTTATTGCTATGACACCTGTCAGAACTGCCCCTGAAACCGTAGTAACTAAGCTGTTTTTAACCTGTAACATTTTGAGCCTCACTATCAATTATTAGCACATCACCTGTTGCACCAGTTGCGTCTACGTCTAACATCTTCATATTACGCAACTCGGTAGTACCTACAGTGGTCAACGTAGCAGTAGATGTAAACTCACCGTCTTCAATTATTAAACCTGTGGGGAATCCCGATATTGTAGCACCTACACTATTAGCACCGATATATCTAGTAATATAGCCTGCGTCACTTTCACCAGTAACCATTGAGCTGAGTAATGGATAATCCTGTGAGGTGAACACCTGAGTATCAAAAATAGGCATCCAGCCAGATGTTTTAGCATTCACGATAGTTGCATGATTACCCCCAATCAAATCAGGGATAGTGTCGATGTCACCTGTGGTAAAATCCCAATCAAAGCTCCCCACCGTATCAGTCGCAATGACTTTGGTAATAACTACGGGGGTGGTTCCATCTAGCACATGATTATCACTACCGCTTATCGCCGCTGTTGTAGTATCTGAATAGGTGACTATGCCTGTGTAAGCCCCAACCATTGGCAGAGTTATAGTCTGGCCTGCGGCATTCAGTGCGTAACCAATAATCTCATTACTACTCAACTCTCTCACGTACCCAGAGTCAGTAGGGAAGCCTACAAGTGTGCCGTCCTGACCATTAAGTAATTCAGGAACTGCTACACCTTGGGTTCTGTTGAAGTCGTAGTATTGAGAGCCTGTGGTATCAACAGTTTCAATATATTTAATAGATATCGGAACTGTCCCATCAATTGTATGAGTGCCTGTACCGGAGATAGCTAAGGTTGTGTTGTCGGTGTAGGTAATAGTACCTGAGTAAGCACCAACTAGAGGTAAGGATACTGACTGTCCAGAGTTGATAAACGTCAAACCATAATCCTGCGCTATGGTGATGTCATTCCAAGGTTCGTAGTAGTAGACCCATTGGGAGTCGTCTATCGGGAAACCTATAAAAGTACCGTCATTAGCTCCTATTGTGTCTGGTAATAGCGAGCCTGTGCCATTTGAAGCACTTGGGTCATAGTCTCTAACTATTTCGCCTGCACTTTTATGCTTAAAACTTTTGAGAGACCCAATATAAGTGTATTCTCCCATGTAATCACCACCTAGTCTGTTAGCCACTAGAGGATTGGCTATAACGATTTCAACAACTTGAAAAACGCCAGCTGTCATATCAATAACCGCATCAAGCGCCAAAGTTTTATCTACACCATCTATTCTTATCATAGAGAAATCTTCTAACATACCCTCCGTATGGAGCAATCCGTCAGCTTTATAATATATGCTCAAATAGTTTCCCGCATCAGTATCGTCTATTAGCGTGCAATGCAAGAAGGCAGGCGGCTGTGCGTCTATTTCAAAAATTAGACTATCCCCCGAGACCACAGCTAATGAAGGGATATCGACATACGCGCCTTGACCATTGAACTTTAGTGCGTAAGCCATATCACTTACTCACACTAACTGAACTAACTACTCCGTCATAAGCTGAGATGAATTCGAATCTCAATATCCGTGCAGTACTCGGCAAACCCATGCTCGCTCTTGTGAACGATTGACTTACGAATAAAGCATCTTGGCCAGTAAGATTTGTCTTACGTTGAGCTAAGAACTCTTGAGAGTCTACTGCTGTAGCCCAGTAGCATCGTACTGAGATATTGGCGACTTCTTCAACCAATGTAGCTGAGAATGTAAACACGTCTTGATGTGACACTGAGACTGTATAAGCTTGTGCACCATGGTCACAATCGAGCCATTGTGGTGGTTGACGTATGGCCAACACCTGTTCAAGGGTAGTGGATGCAAATGGTGTTTCATTATAAGTAGCTGCTTGCTCGATACCCGATATTTCAGCAGCATTCAGAACACCTAATGCTTGAGCATTGGCGAACATACCAGCAACTTCAGGGTCAGCTAGATTGATATAAAATTCTGGATTGTAGAGGTTATTTAATGCACGAAGAATAGCCTTGGATAGTTTAAACTGACTGATAGCAATCTCATTCGCAGTAAGGGGCTCCGCTACTTCACCTTCGAGCAACGGAGGTCTTACAGGCATTACCGTAGAAGTACCTGCCAGCACATGCGCTGCAATATTATCGGTCAATCTATCAGTCGTATCATTAACGATAACCACTGTCTCAACTGCGGTTTTACGAATAGCACCTTCTATGCGCCAGAGTCTAGTTGTCGGATATGCCTTAGCTTCAGCTAGCGCCAAGTTGTTATCTACGTTTGCTGTTAATAAAAATTCTGATAAGTTCATAATAGTGTGACCCAAAAATAAGTTGCGTAAAGTGAAAGCCAGAAAGCTAATGTACCACCGATTGCGCGTCTCGCGCTGAAGTCATATATGTCACCAGGCTTCATTGATTTCTTACAGTGATCTATTTCTTTCCTAGCGATGTAGAATAATAGATTAACGATCTTAGCAGCGTAAGTCCCACCCCGACTACCTGATGTTTGCATATGACCTAATAGGCTGGATATATATGTCTTGTGATGGCCACCCATAATAAGGTTCGTGGCTAAATCTTCGACCAAAAAAACGCCAGTTAACCAACTGATCTTGGGTGTAGTTTTTCTGTCGTAAGCCCATGCGAATAACGTGAATGGTATGGTCAATATGATCAGGCTCCCCCAATTCAACGCAATGAGCAAAAGGAAGAACCCACCTCTAATCCTATCGAAAACACTTATCATTACATTTACACCATGGTTCTATTGTTTAATCAAACTCACCGTCTCGATGGGCGATAATCAACTTCAGCGATGTGTCAATTTCGCCTAATTCTGCACCGGCAAAGTATTCAACGTCGCTGAAGTTCAATGGTACGGAGTCAATTGTAATTGCTTCAATTGGCATTTCAGGGCCGGTAATGATCACGACGCTGGTTCCGATCAGCACATTTGGCTTTGGTGCATTCACGACTGTTGACACATGTGTTTCCTCAGTGCCATCAGAAAATGTAACAACCATTGTATGAGGCAACGGTGCAACTATCGACACGTAATCCTCAGTAGCAATCAGTAGTATTTTCTCAGCCATAATTAATGTACAACCGGGTGGCTACACCCATCTCCATATTTTGCAGTCATTAGCGCTGCAGTTCTCTGTAATTTATCAGCTTGAGATTTTTGATTCACCCACCAGTGTCGGATCACTATATCTTCTAGCAGGTCGCCTATCGCCACGGGTTTTGTATACACATTAACGAGGTGTGATGTTAAACCATGCATGACATCGAGAATATTTTCAGATGCAGTAACGAATGCCACGGCTATTGTTCGGGTGATAGGGTTACCGGCCAGTTGCTCGGTGACATCCTTGCCGGATAAGTTCGGCATGTTGAAATCTAATAGGATGATGTTTGGGTTGAACCTAAGCGCTTCAGATAGTGCTTCACGACTATCAGTTATGCACTCAAACTCAATGCTTGCATGCGACAATGCTTCTTTCATCATCGAAGTCCATACAGGGTCGTCGTCCACAACCATTACCCGTAATTCTTCGTCGTTAGGTATTACTTGCAATCCTGAATTGATATTCATCATTATTCTCTACCTGATAGTTTAATCATGAGTGTTTCCAACTTGCTGTAATAGTTATTAATAAAATCGTTAACTTGTGAGGCAAGCTCGCCGACATCTCTTTTTAATTCATCAACCTTAGCATTATTTGCATCGTCAAACCTCTGGATTTTTTCGTCAATTGGTGTACCAACGTTTTCCTTAAATGCATCCGAGAGTATTTTTTGCCCTTCGGTTGATGCCATGAACTCCTTGATCACTTCCAAGGACGCATCTTTACGCTGCCTTTTCTTTACTTTCGCAACCCAAGCTGATGTGTGCTTTACTGAGTAATACGCTGGCAGTGCTAATGCAGTCCAAAGAAAATTCAAGGCATTGAAGTCCAACCCTACATCGCTCACCGTCATCATCATCGTCTCGCTTATATGCGCAGAACGATTCTGCACTTCACATTAGGAACGATGTTAACGGAAGGTATTGATTTTTACCAATAAAAAAAGTAACCCCCCCGTTAATAGCATCCTATAATATTACGTTTACGCAAGTGATTGGATCACATTAACCATCGTTACTTAGCGTTGCCAATTTTTAAAGAAAGTATCTTTATCACGGGTGCGACGTAGACCATGATCTTACCCAAAACCACATCGTCTTTCATTGAAGGTGTCGCCGCAACAACTGCACTTGCAATTGCTATGACCGATGTTAGCACTACGTATATGGTAAAAAGCGTATCCATTATGTTTTCCTTAGATTTAAGTGTGACATGATTGTCGAGAGGTCTTCTTTCAGTTTGTCTATCTCTTGCTGTTGTGACTTGCACACTTCGACTAGTAAGGCTACTTCAGCCGCTACCGAGACATGCAGCTTACCCTTTGGATTTGCTTTAACAGCTTCAGGGAATACAACCTGAACGTCTTGAGCCATTGTATGAGCAACTCTGTTATCTGGTTTACCTATCCAGTTGTACGTATACCCCGTCAACCCCATCAGCTTTTCAATAGGGTTGTCTATTACTCGCTCGTTTTCTTTGTAACGTCTATCCGATGCTGGCAAGTAGTCATCACAAAACGCGCTACCTTCGATATTTAGGTTTGCAAGAATAGTGGTTTCTTGGTAAACGTCGAAGCTGGTAGAGGTTTGTCTAGTAACCCTTATGTTACTAGAATAAGACTCTAAAATTCCTGTAGTTGATTGACGTATGCCCGTTTGAGAATCCCCTATTGCAATACCCTTACCGTTATTCAAATTACCTGAAGCGTTTATATTACCCACGGTGATACCTGCCAGTGACTTTACACCGTTGGCAGAAACACTACCCACTATTTCCACATCGTCTTGGAAAAGTGATAGCTGGGTAACAGTAAAGCCACCTGTAAATGTTTTTGTACCTGTTATTGTTTGAGTGGTGTTGGTGTAAACACCGTTGGTGACAGTATCCGCATTGCCCATTAAAGCACCTACAAACCCATAAGCCGTCACCGTCCCTGTAACTGTAAGGGGTTGAAATGAAGTAACTAAGCTTGTAGTTAAGTTTAAGACTGAGTCCAATGAGCGAGATATACCTGTAGTAGTACTATCGCCTAATGAGAAATCCAGACTAGCTGCGTCGTTGTCCGTACTAGCCCTAATACGGGCAGATGACTGTGTAGTCTTATCATTATTAGGTATACCTGACGCATGATTAAACGTTACGTTTGCATTACCCGCACCATCATTGATAGTCATAGCTACACCACCACTAGCATACCCCGCTGTCAGTACCCCTGTAGTTGTAATGTCGTTGCTGCTAGTTAATGCACCTGTTAATGCACCCCCAGTCCTCGCAAGAGCGCTATTGCCTTTATCATAAGCTTCCTTGACTGCCTTTGAAGATGCAGCGGTAGTAGTGCTATCACTTGTTACCGAATCACTCAACGAAATGGAAGGTAGGTTACCAGCGTGATAAACCTCAAATCCATTGACCGTAATTCTACCAACTGTTCCCGAACCTGAACCCTCTAATTCTAAATCCCCAATAACAGATATTGCAGGGAATAAACCAGACGATGCCGATTGAGCAACTAACCCTATATTATCTGATGAATATGCAAATACAGCCGTACCATTTGCACGATAACTATATATGCCACCACCAACACCTGAAGGCGAATCTACAACTATACCCCTTGACGTGTTCCCCGCACCAGATGTTATGTCTAACCCTATACCACTGACACCAGTAGAACGTTGGTCTATTTTTATACCATATGCGTCAAGTACATCGGTCTGACCATACGCAGCCCTATCCAAATCTATTCTTATAGCTTGACCATACTCTACAACATAATAACTACCGATCGACGCGGTTGTACCAAACACATTAACTTGCTGGAATGCAGTACCAGTAAAGCCATAGTAATCAACTGGAATACCTATGGCATTGATTATTACAGCATCACCCCAGTTTGCAGCACTTATATCAATGTCGGCAACTTTTACTTTGTCAGCAGCGATATCACCCGTAGCCAAACTATCAATAATAGCCAACCCGTTTACGACAGTTGTCCCATCGATGACTGTATTAACGGATTGCCAAACTGAACCGTCCCAATATCTAGTTTGCGAAAACACGGGTGACGCACTGCTGATGGTGACCCTGTCATTTACCCGCTTAGTAAAACCACTGCCTGTGATCGCGGCGTCTGCTGTAGCTGGCAACCATCCAGTACCAGTAGTATAAAACTGTGCCGCGCCCCTTGGTCCCTCAACTGTGCTGGCTGGCCCCTCAACTGTGCTATCTGAACCTCTAGCAGCTATCATGTTGGTGGTTATTAAATCATTACCTTCCGTATACGCGATGGTTGTTCTATTCCACATGTACGGGAATGACGCCGATACAGCGCCTGCACCACTAAATGTTCCAGACCAGGCACCTGTTGGCGCAATTGTCGCGCTAGCTCCGAGTTGATACGCATCAGTTATACTTGATATACCTTTACCATCTTTAACATACTGGGTAATGAGCGAAACAGGACTGTCTATGTCAGCACCTATGGTTCGGGTATTCTTATTGTAATTCCACAGGTATCGGTTGTTACTTACGGGGATTTGTGGGGAAGTTAGCCAAGATCCAGATGCAATTGTTGGCGCAGTGGTCGTGTTGGTTAACTTGTAATACTCAATGGTTCCTGTATAGCTGGACCCCGATGGAAGGTCAGTGGCTCTAAGCAGTATGTAGTACCAGTCAATACCATTACCATACCAGACATGATATGGAACAGAACTATCAGCGTTGGTAATAATGAGATTAGCACTGGGATTACCAGCGTAAACTGTGGCAGTAGCAAAATCATTAGTTAGCGAATACCTGAACTGTATTGCCTCAGCATATTTTACAACTCGCACATCATTCGGCACGAAGTATATTCTAGTACCATCATTTTCATGAATGGGTGGGTATACGATTGGCAGTGATACAGTGAACAGCACCTCAATTTCTTGGGATACACCAAAGCTGCTTCTAGCGAATGCCACAACTTTATAATCGCCACTCCCTAAGTCGGTGAATAGCTGGGTGTCATCTGATGTAATCAGTGTTTTAAACTCAGCATCGGTTGCAGCATCTTTGATTATTATCACATACTCAAAGACATTCGGATCGCCTGACTTGTACCATTTAACTCGCACTTGGTCGTCGTTGATAACCGTAGCCTCAACGCCTGTCGGGGGCATTAATATAAACGGGTCACTTAAGTCAGTTTTTGGGTAATCTTGGGAATATGTTGGATTCGCCCATGGGTAAATGCTGTCCTGATGCTCGGTCATCTTATAATTGATGGACCCAGTCTTAAGTGGGGCAACACTCGTCACTCTGAACGCTTTTGTAACCCACCCATAGAACGGATCAGTTACTGAAACTATATCACCTGGTCGAACCGATTCAGTGTCAGGCGTACCCTTAAATGATATGTTGCTCAGGTCACGACTTAGGTTGGCCACAACTTCGGCCCACTTCATGACGGACGCCTTATTAATCAAAGTGTCTGCAGTAACTTCGACAGGTAACGGAACATCATTATCTTCGGCAAGCCATTCGGTATGCACTACACTACCTGTTTCTGGGTACACAACTTGGTCATCTTCAAAATTCAACGCTTTGTTTTTAAACGTTACCGTTACTTGGTTTGACTTCCTACCTCTTGATTTTTTGGTTAATTCAACACCCTTTTCGATATTACTTGCGTCAAATGCGAATGTTGGTAAACCACTATCCTCAATCAATAATTCCATTTCACCAATTGAGTTGGGTGTCATCCCCCTCATTCCGGCTCGAAGAACATTAATGTTTTTGAACAAATCTTGGCTTGTATCTATCGTGACATCGCACGGCATTAACGGAGTGTTAATTATCACTTGGTTAGTCACCCACCTGGTTAATGATGGTAGTCCAAGTTCCAACCACCTATCACCGCCGCCTGACCAATCCTCAAGCAACCAATTTGGTTGAATCGCACCGATAGTATCTATCTCGACAATATTTTGATTCTCAGTACCACCGACTGCTTGATGGGTGATTGCAGCTGCCGCAATAAAAGAGTCTTTATTAATACTTATTTCACTTGCAGCGCGCCCATATCTTGGACGGGATATATAGTCAGCCAAGCAGTATGGAGCAACGTTTGAATATTCAACCACGTTGGTTGCTAGGTTTTTTACCTTCTTACCTTTACTGATGTGTACTGTAATTTTAGGTACGCCACGGAATATGTTTTGGTCGCCGTTTTGACGCAATCGAATGTAAACATATGCAAGTCCACTAAGTTTATCAGTTGAACTCCAACCCACACCGTGGTTGATCAGTGTTTGGCATGCGGATTGACCATCTGCACCATTGAATCTCTCTATGTGAACCCATCTGCTACCACCCCATTTGGGGTCGTGCTCGCTGATACCGTTAAAAAAAACAGTACCGATTGTATCAATTTCACCTTCACACAACACGTAAACCAAATGGAGGTAATCATTCCAAGGACCACCACTTATATCTGAACTTCGTTTAAAAATCTCGATGCCACCGACCATTTGCTCACCGTAAACCACAGGTACTTTTTGGTTAGTACCTGACTTAGTGAGAGTTTGACCTTGGGCCTCTTCTTCTGGTATGAGCCAATCTAAAAGCCAATCTACGATCCCTGATAACAAACCCATTACTTAATACCCCATTTAACTTCTTTATTAACTTCTGAAGCATACCGCATACCTGTATCAAGTGGGAAATGCGCTTGCTGGCTGGCTGTCGTCGTACTTCGATTCACGCGCCTGTCGAAATCAGAAAGGATTGTGCCGGTTGAAATAACAACACTGGGCTTAGCAGGATTACTACTAGCGGTGATGTCAGTTATTATACCCTGCCATTCTAAAACGGGATCCGAAATTATACTATAGCCATTCGTTAAATCTGTATCCAAATACACTCGCCTCTCAATCACCTCCCTATTGGTTTGGGGTGCACCCACCACAGCGGCGACGATTGATATATCGGCCCCTGATAAGTCGTATTTTTTCTTGAGTGCTGAGAGCGCGACAGTTGATTTGATTTTTTCAGTTTTCAAAAGGATCCCACTACCGATGTACGTGTTGCCACCCCAGTCGAAATCAAATGGTTGATCGCATACGTAAATCGTACCTTGGGCGAAGTAAAACTCAATCAGTAATATCTCGGGCTTACCGTCAGCTTTCGCCTGTATAATGAGGGGATGTAAGTCAGCCATTTATATTTCTTCTCTTAGGTCTAATACCGATTTCGAATGTTTACTTTTATTCGAAATCTTATAGCTCCTTTTATCTGTTCTTTGTCTCATAGTAAAGTAAATATCATCATACGTAACAACTGTGCCTGCTGGGACAGCTGATAGTAAGGGTAATGTTAAGTCTACGGTGATATTACCCGCGCCATCGGAGTTTGCATCGTTCAACACTTTATACACTTTAGTGCCATTGCCGAACTGCAGATGTGTCCCTGAGCGCAACGCATTGGCGATTAACCCGCTGGTCGTGTTCAACAATAGTTGTTGAGCGCCGAGTGCCGCTGAGTTAACTACAGTGAGCACACCGGCCATATTACCAAGTAAGGATGAGCACTCGGGTATTTTTACCTGTATTAATCCGGCCCTACCGTTAACGGCCTCAAGCTTGGCTTCGAAACCTCGCTGGCTCAAACCTCGCTTAAGCGCGACTGTGTTCAATTTACAGTAATAGCGATGTACGGGAAACGCTCTGGATATCACTTGGTAACTAAGTGACTCAGTGGTCACCGTGGGTGTCTCGACACCGAAATCCATTAATGCGAACCCGATATCGTCCTGTATAATAATATCCATTATCCGAATGCCACCCCTGCTTCTGCGAATTTCTCAGACATCACGCCCACTAAATCAGTGTCGTCATTCATGAGCAAATCTCTAACTGAACCACCATCCAATGCTTGAATAGTGACATATGTATCGCCACGACTGGCTTCATCTTCCTGATTCGATCTACTCTCAACACCGAATGCTTTTTGAGCATTACTGAAACTAGTTATTTGGGCATTGGCACCAAATGTTGCAACCTCGGGGCCATCTTCACCGACTAAGTAACTTCTATTCGCTGTAACACTACCACCTGTCCTTCTTGCTCCTGATGGGGCTGGTTGGGAACGAATTGTGTTTATTTGAGCCATACCAAACGCGATTGCCCCGGCCGCAGCTATTACGCCAAGTGCAGGCCCAACAATGGGCACTGGTAGCATCGCCTGGTATGCCAATACAGCATTGTTATATGTTGCGATCAACGCTTCTTTAATTGCGAACGCTTTTTTAATGGCAAACGCTTTTTTCGATGTACTTGCCATGCTATCGGCTGCAGCCATGGCGATGTTCTCAGTAGCACCCGCTTCACCCTTTTTAAGTTGAATCAACCCTTTAGTAAATTCTGCTTGACCGCCCGCACTGGCCACTAATTCATCTTCTTCGGCTGTCTGCCTCTTACTTCTAGTTCTTGCATCCAACTGAGCTTTTTTAAGCGCGAATTCTTCTTCTAAAAGAAGCTTCGATTCAAGTTGTTCTTTGAGGTTCTGAAGTTCAATTTCATATTTTGCATCAATATCATCAAGCTCAGTCTCGGTTAACCCAGCCTTAAACAACGCATCCTGTAAAAGAATTTCGCGTTTTGCATCTGACACGACCTTCGCTCTCATTACATCGGCTTGACCATCTATCTCGGCTTCCTCACCTGATGTGTCGAGATCAATACCTTGACCCAGAGAGTCGGCTTTAAACTTAGCTAGCTTCGCAAGTTGTTCGGCATGCCATTCGTCAATTTCATTCGTTTGAACGCCACGGTTTTCGGATTGGAACGTGCCGTATTCCAACTCCAATACACGTCTGTTTTCATTGAACTCGCGTATTTCCTGCAGTCTCATTACATCGGCTTCAGCGCGAATTGCAGCCTCCTCACCTGATGTATCGAGGTCAACATTTTTTATAGCAAGTGACTTGGCTTTAAACTCAGCTAGTTTCGCAAGTTGATTTGCCTGCCATTCATCAGCAGCGCTGGATTGTTCGCCAAGGTTAGCTCTTTGAAATTTTGCATAACTCGCTTCAATCTTGCGCTTGTCATCAATGTACTTTTGATCTCTATTCGCCTCAGCTTTAGCTTTATTATCCCGCTTGGTTTTTATATCATCGATTTTCCCATCACGGAATGCCTCAGCATCAAGAATGAGTTTTGTTTTCAATTGCTCGATAGTGGCAACATCTTGGATTGCAAGATCGGCTATTTGTTTTTCAGTGAAATATAACTCACCAATTTTTTCAATTTTCTCATTATGAATACGGTTTTGCTGTCTTATTTGTTTCTCATACCCCTCACCCACACTTGCAAATAATTTTTCATACGCTTTAGTGTTCGTAGTTAATAATTCGGCAGTAGCCTGCGCTTCAATCTCTTCCTCGCCTTTGCGCTTACCTTCTACTGCTTTTGCCTTCTCATCATTGACTTCTTTGATCTTCGCTTTTAGTAAGTTATAACGAGCTATTAACTCAGCCACTCTTTCGGCGTTTCGGTGGGTGAGCTTGTCACCGTCAGCTGTAATAAGGTTGGTAACTTTGGCTGCAGCGGCAACTTGAGCGTGGGTTAACTCTTGACCTTTGAGCAATGCGTTAACGGCCTCTAGCTGGGCTGCTTCAGTTGAATACGATGCCTCAGTCTCACCTAATTCTTTTCTTCTAGCGATCACATTAGTCAATGTGGTGCTGGTGTCTTCCAGGCTAGACCTAAGACCTTCGAATGAGGAAAGGTCGAAAGCTTTTATGTTGGCGAATCCGTCCAACTCATCCTGAACATCTTTTATGTTCTCCCTAATGGCATTACCGAGAGTTTCAAGCTCCCCCGCAAAACCATTAACCCAGAATGTGAAACCTTTACCTATAGCGCCTTGCAACTCACCGGGTGCTCTACCAATTCCAGCAATCGCTTCAAAAAATTCTCCCCCACGTTGGCTGAGTAAATCAAACGCACCTTCTAAACCTTCGCTTGCTTTTTTACCTACGCCACCAACCTTACCTTGTATTTCATCCAGTATGATTGCTTGTGCAGCGAACAAATCACCTTGCTCTTGTAATTTTTTGATGTTTTCGACTTGCTGATCACTCAGGCTCACACCTAATCGTTCAAGTGAGGCATATTTTCCGATGGGGTCTTGTAGTGCGATACCTAACCGGCGAACAGATGTAGTTAGGTCTTGACCATAAACAGTCGCTAGATCCTGACCTAAACGAATGCTTCGTTTGAAGTTATCACCCTGCACTTTCTTAAATGATGCAAGCGCTGTAACTGCCTTAGCCACGCCCTCAACTGAGGCCAGTGTGTCTGCAGCAACTTCAGCATTTAACTTCTCAAGCTCGCGGGTTGTGAACCCTGCGGCATACCCTGTAGCCGTTAATACTGCGCCTAACTTAAGTATTCGACCTTCGAGATCAATTGACGCACCTATTGTTGCTTTAATACCTGCTACTAGGGCGAATGCTGTACCCGCGAATGCTGCTCCAAATGCTGCTGTCGCAAAACCCACCCGACCAACCATTGCGCCGAATGCACTTACACGACCTGTGATTGCATTTAGTGGTCCCGTCATGGTGGCTAAGTTGGACGATACGTTTCGAATAGACGTTGCGTGTGCGGCCCTAGCTTTAGTAATGTTTTTTTCAGCTACAGCGGCGTCATTCGCTGCCTTAGTGGTTTTTCGAGTATTTTTATCTAAGGTGGTGAGGCTGCGAGAAACAGCTTTGTTTTGGATTGTGAGCTTGGCTAATTCCTCTTTCGCCTTTTTAACGTCGTAGGATATTTTTACTTCTTGCTCTGTTGCAAATTTAGACACTTGTCACCGCCCCATGTTTTTTATTTTTCGCTTAAGTTCTTCATCTGATATTGGTTCATCATCATCATTACTGGTGACCGACAATGGAAGCTCACTATAGCGGCAATTTTCAGCCAATGAAACCTCTGCTTCTGGGAAAGTATTCTTTAGCGTAGCGAAAAGCATTTGGCTTCTATACCAATCTTCTTTTGCATCTCCGAAAGGTTCTAGTAAATAGAAATGATACCAGTCGCGGTATTCCACCCATGACATCGACTTGAGCATCGAATTAACATCAACGATGCCCAATTTAAGCGCTAGTCGGTGCGCGAATCTACTGTCTGGGTATCTGGCTTTTTTTCGGCTTCATCCTCATCATCTTTAGGATTAAGATTCAAAAATTCTTCTATGTGTTCCCGAGTAGACTCAAACAACACTTTGTGTGCATTGAGCTTTAGATCATCGAACATACTATCCCACGTCTCGTCAGGATAATTGACAATAGCGCAGCTTACGATTTGCATTAAAAGCACATCTTCCTGCTGATCTTGCATGAGATGCAATTTAGCTATGACATCGGGAGTGATCTCACCTTTCAAGCTTTCACCCACACTTTCTAGGTCGTTTACGACACCTTCTCGCTCATAAACGGCTTTAAGTCTGCGAATATACTCGCGGTAATTAAACGCAGTAGGAGGGCTGAGTAACAGCACCTCTCCACCAACCTTAACTTCTCTTACTTCAGCTAAAGGTTTTTTAAATAAAGACATAAATACCTTAAGTAACAGTAGTATCAGTATTAGACTCAGTAGGAGCACCACTAGTCGTAATAGCCATTTTACGCAATACACTGCCGTCTTTAGGCACTTCTTTACCCAGCTTAGAAACAAAACCTTTGAACAAATCAATTGACCCATCACGGTACACTACTTTATAAAACAAAGTGTCGCCGCTATCGAAATCAGCTTTCAATGTAGTTTGAGTTGCGTCAGCAGAGTCATAAAGCAATGAAAATTCTGATTCGCCAACATCAATCATACCACTTTCTTTTTGGGTACGGTCATCTTGGGTATCAAGTGGTGTGATGTCTGTCGCAGCACGGGTTTGCTCTGGTATGGTTAAATCCATAATGCCAGAAAGTTGAACGTAGGTATCGATCAGACCAGTAGGTGAACGAAATAATCTTGTGCCAATAGCGCGCATGGGGTCATCCTCTTTAAATTAATAGGTATTTATTTATCATAAAACTCAATGTTAGACCGAAAAATAAGCGCTGTATACACTTGATTTGGGTCGTGCTCGTAAAGAAAATCTTCAATCTCCAAGTCATCCTTCAGTAAACCACCTAATGTTAAATCCTCATTTAGAAGGTTTATAGCTGACAATGCGATTTCATCTACCACATCATCGCCATCTTCAGGGTTTGTTCGCGCAATCATAAACTTCAACACGACAGTAGTTTTGATCACAAACGAGTCTTCATCATCAATGAATTGGGGTTCGATTTCCTCACCTTCATCTAAGTACACTGATATGCAAGGCAAGTCAACAGTGGGTCTGGATATCACGATGTCTGTTTTGAATATTTTGTTTATCTGTCTTGATTTGAGTAATGGGGTAAACGCAGATTTGAAAGCATCCCGTATTAGTTTATTTTTTGCTATGGATAATATTGACATTAGAATTTAACCTTCTCGTTCATTACGTATTTCTCTTTACTTTCGTAAATTGCCACGCCTTTGCTGTTGAATATGGCCTTGCTATATCTTCTTAGTGCCACGCCTGCGTATTTTGCGATGGGGATGGTGATTGGTGACACTGGGTATGCTGCACTACCATCTCGTTGCAGAACCTGCCAATGTTTACCCCTCAATACTTTCGGCCCGGCTCCAAGCTTACTGATCAGGCGCTGATTGTATTTTGGGTCGGTCTCACGTCTTTTACCATCTGCCACGAATGCATTCGGGTAGTTACCCGCCTTGCCTAATTTAATCCCTTTAGTGCTCTGCGCTAACCTAGCCATTTTACTCTGATCAACAACAGGAGGTGCAGATCCACCACCGGCACCACTAGCTTTTTTGGATAATATGGTAATGCCCTGCACGTCACTCAGTATGATTTGACTCTTGCTGGTCATTTTACCGCGACGATAAAAATCTTTAAGCGATGCTTTTCGTTGTAATTTGGTAGGTAGTTTTCTGGCTATGACCCAGCGAGGTACTTTAGCTCGATTCCTAATGTAACCAATGGACTTGGTTCTAGCCTGCGCAAGAACTGAATCCATGGTTAGCTTCATTGCGATTGGCATCGCTTTATTGAGCAAATGGTCGTGCCTAGCATCAATCTCAGCAAACATTCTCTTTGCCTCGGATGAAGAAAACACGCTCTTAGGCATTAGGTTTTATCCAGAGAGTAACTTGCCCGTCAATTTCAGGCAAAATTCTGCTTATCGTGAACACCTCGTCGGTATCCTCACTGATCACAACTGCACCTTCGGAGACATCGATTGGAAAATCTTTAGTCATCACTGATAGTTCAACAACAGGTAACCACACATTGTTGAACTCTGTGACCGACTCTTCTTTTATGGCAGGTATGCTTAGCGAACCACCAATCGTCCACGGTGAACCGCTCAACTTGAAGTCGAGTGAATCGATGGACGCTTTTAGTTGATCGAATTTAAGGCTCATAATTTATAGTAGCATGCCCTTTGAGAGCATTAAACGTAGTCATTGAAACAGTTGTCTCTTCCCCGCCTTTGTAGTCAACGCCACCATATTCAAAATCGAATTTTGGCACGATTTCTTTGGTGGATTCCTCAACTACTGGCTCAGGCTCAACTACTGGCTCAGGCTCAACTACTGGCTCGGCCCCAACTGCAAATGGGGTTCCAACTGCAAGTGGGGTTCCAACTGCAAGTGGGGTTTCACCACCCAGCATTTCTGGCTCAGCTGCTACTGGCTCAGCTGCTACTGGCTCAGCTGCTACTGGCTCAGCCTTCGCATCAGCATCTAACTTGGATTTGATTATTCTCAATTGCTTTAGTGATGGATTTTCTGGGAGATCAATCCCGCGCATTTCCAATTCTGCAGTTAAACTTTCTTTTTCAGTCATGTTCTTGTCACTCAGTTAAATAAAAAAAAACCCTCAGTATCGTCAAGATATCAAGGGTTTCCTGTAACGTCAAATTAAATTTAACGTTAGGTGACTGTACACTTAATGGTCATATCCGGTCTGCGGTTTACCATTAGCGAGTAAGTAGAAACATCTAAGTCCACGAACTCGTCACGCTTATCATCGACGATGATAGACGAGTAAAGTGCTTGGCCCATTTGACCAATTTGGCTAAATGACTCACCAGGTGACATTACGCGACTAAAGATATTGTTGTTACCCCAAGGCACAAACTTAATTTCGTTGTCTGCAACTTTGAATACGCCATCATCAGTACCCTGATATTCGACCCACTCAACACCAGCGAAGCGAACAGGCTTCTCGAAATACGTTTCACGCAGTTCAGCACCGGCTTGTTGGGCCAAATACGTTGCGTAGTATTCAGGGTTAGCTGAAAGGTTATCAAACGCTGTAGCGCCACATATAGCACGTATATACTGGAACTGAGCGCCTTGGGCCTTAGCTCGCATTGGACGCAAGATCTTCTGGGTGATCTGCTTACGTAAATCACCTTCAGTTAACGTCGTTAACGCTAAACCAATAGCAGGGGATGCAGTCTCACCAAGGATGGTGAAATAGTTGTATAACTCATCACCATTATGGTCGAGAATAATACCGTCAATCGCACCCATTGCCATTTTTTCAAGCGTTAAGTTGACATCGTTAACCAGACCAGTTGGCCCGAATTGACGATTGGCAATTTCTTTTTGAACTTCAATGATCTGGTCTTCTGTGCCGAATTCACGTAAGAACGCAAGCTCATGAGCACGGATGGTAGATGTCACTGCTAAACGAGGCGTTTCGATGTTACGCAACGAACGAAGATTCGTCTTATCTTTAGTCGTGCGTTTTTCGCCACGTTGACTATATGGTACTACTGACACGCTGCCTTTACGTGTTTCAATACCGAAAGACTCGGTTCGAATTGGCTCTGGTGTAAACACCCCTGAGTCAAGTAACGTTGTGGGTGTGTATGTAGCTTTATCGATAGCCTGAGACATCGATGATAATGTAAAAGCGTCGTTATTAAAAATATCAAGAAACATGTTTTGGTACTCCTGTTAAACGTTTTCGACAACGAAGCCAAGGGCTTTCATTGCTTCAATCGCAGCTGTTTGCTCAGCAGCATCAACGCCTGTTTTCCAATTTAGCAACGAGCCATCGACAACGTTACTACCTTTATTCGACGCAAGCATAACACCTTTGGTGTCAGCAAGTGATGCGTCAACTCGACCGTACAAGATGCCTGCAACTGCAGCAACTGCAGGAACTGCATTGTCGAACTCTTTACCTTTGTCAGCATCAGTTGCGTCAACTGCAAGTACAGTGCCGTCTTCTAACGTCAATCCAGATTTGATTACCACCTCAATTCTCGCAAAATCCCCCAAAGTGGATAGTATCAAGAATTGACCCATATGTTGTTTTTCTGTAAATGTTGTTGTCATCAGACCAACCTCTTAGATTAAAATTTATCGGATAGCTGCTTTGTGGGCTGCTGCCCAATTTCCACTTTGAGCGCTAATTTTCGGCTTGGGTGTATCCTCGCCTCGATTAACTATTTCTTCATCAACTGCCACTTTCAATTCCAATACGAAATCACTGGCTGCAGCTAACGAAAACCCTTTAGCAATAAACATGGATGCTTTACCCGACATCGCATTCTTATCGCACATATTTTGTATATCAACGCAACGCTTACGCTCGGCGGCGATGATATCAGAAGCGCTCATCTTGGAGTCTTTTTCTTCTTCTTCATCGTCGTCATCGTTTTTATTATCGATGGCGTCTTTATCTTCATCTTCATCGTCGTCATCGTTTTTATTATCGATGGCGTCTTTATCTTCATCTTCATCGTCGTCATCTTTTGCCACAAATTTGGCTAGGAATTCGGCGGGTACTTCACCATACATGCTGATGTTTTTTGAATCGAATGCTGCAGCGATTGCGGGTTCTTGACCTAGTATTTCATCAATGAAACCTAATTCAAGTGCTTGTGTTGCCCCCATCCAAGTGTTAGCAGCTAATAATGCTCGCACTTCATCGTCTGACTTACCACTGGCTTGAGTGTACGGTAATAGCAACGCCGCTTCAACCTCATCTAGCTGATCTGCTCTGGCTCGCATCTCAGTGGCATTCGAAGAACTCATGTCACTGATTGGCTTATGCAGGAATAAAAACCCAGTTTCAACCATCTTTGTGGTTCCACCTGAATTTTTACCGGCCATGGCAAGCACTGAACCCATGGACATGGCGTAACCATCGACCACAACGTTTGTCTTGCCTTTGCGCGAAATTAGAGCATTGTACATAGCAGTGCCTTCTTTGGTACAACCCCCATCAGTTGAGACGTGGCAATCAATATCTGCAGCGTCGTCAATCATAGACAATTGCTGAATAAACGCTTTTGCAGTGATACCTTCTTCCCACCAACTTGTACCGATGGTGTCATAGATGTTCACCCTGGCGTTGATGTTACCGAGCATTTCAGGCGCAGTAGCTTTATCAATAAACACGAATGGGTGTTTTTGGGCTTCCATCGAAACGCCGGACAAACCCAAGCATATCGCGGATAACAAATGCTTTTTAAATTTACTTTTCAACATCATCTTCACCTTCTTTATCTAAATTATCGGATTCTTCGGTATCATCAACATCAAAGTCATCGATGTCTTCTTCAGGTTCTTCTTCAGCCAATGTACCTTGGAGTATACCAGTTTTAGTTGTTTTAGCAGGTATGCTGTCGAGTATCAAATCACTTATGGCATCTTCTATCAATTCTCTATCGATATCATCGTAGTCGCCGCCTCTGGAATCAATGATGTTACGACGTGAGTTAAACCCGGCCCTAGCATCAAGTAGATCAGCAGTTCTGTCTTTCAATGGATCAACGTGATCCCAACCTTGCGCCTTGAATGTTGGTAAATGTTCGCTCGGGTCATCCCAGTAATTTTCGATGTTTACCACGCCGGACATTATCGCGGCATCTACAAACCATGATGAAATTTTTCTATAAAATCTAAACGCATACAGATGATATTGCACTTGCTCAATAGACCGTCTGAACTCAATTACTCCTGCGCGGATGCTGGTATAATTGACGCCTGTTAAATCGCCGGTGAATTGCTCGTATGTTAAACCAACACCCTTGGCACATACTCTCAGTTCAGTTTTCAACCACGCAATATAATTGGAGCCGACGCCCTCGGGTGTAGAGAAATCAATCTCTTCGCCATCATCTAGGTAGTGCACACCACCTGATGTAATTTTGCGTATTACCGTCCCGTCTGCAGTCTCTGATGCTTGACCGGCAGGCATAGCCTCACCAACAGAATTTGCCTCGGGTGTAAGGTCTTCTTCTTCTGCACTAGGTCGCTTGATGATCCAGCCGAATAGTTGAGCCAATTTTTGTTTGGCCAATAACCCATCTTGCATTTCATCAATTTCATATAATCGAACGATGATGTTAGCCATTTTTGGCACACCGCGATTTTGACCGGGGCGCAGTCTTCGGAATGTATGGATCATATCAGCTGCTGGGACGAACGTTCGATCCAACGGATTCACTGTTATATCTAATTTACGTTCGCCTGGATGACTTTTAAATATGTGATACCCAGAACGCTTACCCACGCCATCAAATTGGATACCGTGTAGAATTTTTTTAGCTTGATCGTCGAAACCCACGTCAAGGTAGTCTGCCTCTACAACCTGAAGCTGCAGCGGCACTGTTAACCCATCAGACATTCTTCGAGGTCGCTTGCGCATTAACACTTCGCCGTCAGAAAATTCTGCTCTGGCACTCATCTCGGCTAAGCCGCTGAGATTACTTAAGCCATCTGCATCACATTCTTCGATCCATTTGTTCCATGCTTTTTGCAAGGCCTTATTTTTAAATTTGGCTGTGAACCCTTTACCGATAACATTGGCTGCATAGGATGTGACAGCTGTCTCACCGTATGGGTTATTAGCAATGAGAGTGCGCGAACGACTACGTAATGTAGTGAGTCGGGATGCAAGATTGGCATCGGCACCGGCACTCGTAGTGCCTTTGTTAGCGAGTCTGTATGTACGACTGGCACCCTCATAGAATGCCTGTATTTTGTTAAAGCGTTCGCCTTCAGTCAGACCACCGAATGTGCCACCTTTGTGACCAACCTTCATTCTAGGTTTTATTTGAGCACCCATTTATAAACCCTTGCTTGTATGAAAAACATTAGTTCGTGGGCGATTTGCTCTGTTCAACGATGCAATAATTTTAGAGCGAATACCTTGAAGTGTGGATAAGCTAACAGTGGCAAAACTAACCTCTCTCCCATCACGAAATTTCACCGACCCCATTCTTGTACCAGCAATGAAATCGTTGATAGCAGTATCAATTCGAGTTAAATCTTCTTGTACATAAGCCATTTTTTAAATACCCCCTGATACGGTGCCAGCTTTAGACTTTCTTTTCTTCTTCACGATAGCTGGTTGACCCACTGCCACCATGAACGACTTCTTAAGCTGTTCCATGTTCAATCCAAAATACTGAAGTGATACATAATACGCACCTGTTGCATACACCGTACAATCCAATGCTTCATTTCTAATGTGTTCTGTTTTTGGAGTGTACACCCTTTGGCGCTTACCTCCAATAGTTCTCCACTTTTTCACTTCTGAGCACAATTGCCCAAACCATGACTTATTACATACAAGCTCATTCCTTGGAAAGTGTGTGGATCCGGCAATGGGGTCACCTAGCTCCCAGTCGTCTGGCTTCTCTGCTAGGAAACTACCGAATATCTCATCTTTCGCAGTGTCAGTACCTATCATCACCATGTATGTTTCTCTGGCTGGATCCTTCTTCTTACCCATAGTGGCAATTGGGTTGTTATAACTAGATGATCCACGACATGGTATCACCCACTCTGCACCCATTCGCTTGCTGAATTCATGTACTTTTTGCGAGAAGTGGCCACCGCTATCGAATAAAATTCTCCCCATTCCAATTAGATGGCCCGTTGCGTGTTTGTATTTACGATGACATATTTGTTCCAGATCATTCCATAATCTCTGCTGTTCGGGGTTACCAAACAATACAAATGAGTCTACAAGGAATTTCTCACCATGGTCGCCCCAGGCCCACATTGCGCCTTCGACGCGATTGTCCTGCATATCGAATCCAGCCGTTATGTAATAAGCGCCTGCAGGCACCTGTGCGACATAATGCTCTCGCCGCGCATATAGAATATCTTTATCCAACTTGGCGCTGGCATCGTCTTGAAATGACTCACCCAATGTTGTATTGACAAATGTTTTCAATCGGTTGCGATTATTTTTAATTTTTTTGAAGTCACGGACTATTTCAATCCAATGTGAGAAATGACTGTATGCCGTCCACAAATGGAATGTTACGGAATGGGGTGTACCCATGGGACTTAAGTCTAATGCATCGAAAAAATTAATCCCATCATAGGTAATCATCCCTTGGTCTGACTCGTAATAACCCATGTAATCTGCTGATATGAATTGGGCATAACTGAAGTGGTCTAAGCAATGCTCACACTGGTACATCACTCCTTCGTCTCGATGTTCTTCTGGTAACCTTTTGCCAAATTTCAAACCATAATCAGTATCAGGACTACCAAATTTTAATACTTGATATTCACCACAGCAGCTGCACGGAATTTTTCTCCGAAAAAATTGTTCTGCTTGAAGCGCCGCTTCGCTGATCAAACACTCCCCTTCGATACCAGGTGAACTACCTCGGATATGTTTACGAAAAGCAGCACCCTCAGTTCGTTTGTCTGACAGCATCAATGGTGAGCCTTCAGCTTCCACATCGTTGTCGAACTTACTTAGCTCGTCCAGTATTGCCACCTCAATCGATATTTCCCTGAAATTTTTCGCGGCCTTACCACCTAGTAAATACAATTCCTTTCTGTTGGAAAATGATTTTTGTTCGATATTATTATTTTTATGTTTCTTATCGTACCAAGGGAATAGGTCAAACAACGTCTTAACATCTCGTATCATCGAGTCTACGTGTTTTTTTGAAAACCTATCTCTTGACCCATCATCAGCCTGCCATACAGCAACATGCCGTTGCTTATGCGCGATGAAAAAATTTATGATGCAGCATATCAATTTGGTATAGCCGGTGCGCGCCGACTTAATCCAGTTAACATCTCGAATGGCATCGTTACCCATCGCATTAAGTATCGCTTTTTGTCCGGGTGTAGTTGTCCACCTACCTTCGATGTAGCTCGACTCTGAAGACATATAGAAATGTTTGTCTGAATAATCGACTGCTGTCTCCCTCTTCTGCCTGAGAAGAGTTGACAACCCCTTTTTTATGGCCCCGGCTACATGATCAAGATTCATCTTTTTCTAATTTCAGTTCGCGCTCTAAATCAAATTCAAGCGCAGCAATCGCGTTAGAACAATTTCGAGCAGATGTATCGATGTCAGCAATCATCTCTGCCGACATGGTATTGTACTTTCGCTTAAGCAACATATAGAACGTGTCTAACTCGGCACCAATCTTACTACCGGCCAATGCAAACACTTGTTCCAAAATTTCGACTTTTACATATTGGCCTTCTTCAAGGTCATTCTTAAATTTTTGGTTACGCACTTTTTGTTTGACCAGCAGTAAATCTGCCTTAGCTTTAGTCAACCCTTCGCCACCCTCAGTGACATGATCGCCCTTTGCTTGGGCCACACGGTTGTCCACAACATCTTTGATATTGTAGCAGTGTGTGCGCTCGAAACTGGCTGCAGGAGGTACGCCCCAGTAATCGAAGGCGCGAGTTGTAATACCCAAACTTTGTGCGAGGTCAACCTTGCGCATTAGGTATGTAGGTAGTTTAGCGCTTGACTTAATTTTCAACATTGCTATTCTTAATCCTGTTGGCAAAGCATTTATTTTAATTCGACATTAGCACTTTAAAATAATATTGACAACGAATCAAACACCCCACGCTTGATTCAGACTGTTTACCCCAAACGGTTAAAACAAATTAAAAAACTTAATAAAATGGCCGCGACTTGGCCGCGACTTGGCCGCGACTTTACTTGTTCCGGCCACTTTCAACTTTTTGATTCCATTGCACTTTTTCTTGATTACCTACTTTTGGCCGTAAGGTATCAGTATATTGGTGTGGCTGGTATACGGGGTGTTTAGGGTATAACCCTACATACTCCCCATCCCCCTGTACACATACACCCACACCAATATGGTGGCGGCCATCCGGCCACTCTATTTATATACCCTTATGTACTTAAATATATATATATAAAACAAGGGGTTAGTGGCAAAAAATAAAATGGCCGTGACCAACAAAGTCGCGGCCAGTGGCGGCCACTTTAACGATTGGTGTGAACGAATACTAAATAACTAAAATCTCTCATCTATAAAAAGCGTATGAATCATACGACACAAAAGTTGGGCATCAATCTGCTCATCTCATCAATAATCATCAACCATCCTATTAACGCATGGCGTGAACGAGTTGAGGTATGAAATCTCATAACTAAATTTTTGACAACCAATGAAACGGTTAATCATCTATTTTACGAATGGTTCATACGATAGTCATGTGCTGAAATAATATGATGGTTTGTATCATTAATTGATATTTTTACTCTGGTATTGCCCGGTTATTGAGGGTTTATTCCCTATCACTAGGTAGGCTGATAATGATGATATCCCCTACAACCCACGTCATCATTGGGGTTTCGGCAAGTGAAAGAATGACCCCATAATTTCGAATATAGTCAAAGAACGAGCGGCGCAGTACC